TTTATATGATAATGGAGTCTGAGTAACAGATTGATTAAAATAATACAATTGCCCACTTGAGATTCCATCTACTCCATTTATTCCTGAACTTCCTGAAGAACCGCTAGTTCCTGAACTACCACTAGAACCAGAAGTTCCTGAGCTACCGTTAATTCCTGAACTACCACTAGAACCAGAAGTACCATCGATTCCACTAGTTCCGCTCGATCCACTTGAACCACTAGAACCAGAAGTTCCTGAGCTTCCTGAAGAACCACTAGTACCAGATGTTCCACTAGACCCGCTAGAACCACTTGAGCCTGACGTACCTGAAGTACCGTCGATTCCACTAGTTCCACTCGAGCCTGAACTACCGGATGTACCGCTAGAACCAGAAGTACCATGTAATCCTGATGTACCGCTTGAACCAGATGTACCTCGAGTTCCGCTTGAACCAGAAGTACCACTTACTCCACTTGAACCAGAAGTACCATGTAATCCTGATGTACCGCTTGAACCAGATGTTCCACTAAGTCCAGAGCTACCCGATGTACCTGAATCTCCACTTGAACCAGAAGTACCTGATGTACCTGAAGCTCCGCTAGATCCAGAACTGCCTGATGTACCTGAACTACCTGCGCTTGGAATATTTACTGTTACTGACGATCCAGTATTTGATGCAGTAACTCCAGGCCCAGTAAAATTAATTAATGAAGCAGCTGAAGTTAATGGTATTCCATCATCTTCTATTGCAACAGGCGATCCACTTCCTCCACCTCCTTCAATTACAGTTATTACACCATAGTGATTTATTTTACACAACTTTCCTCCATTGCTTGTATCAAATCCGATTAAATAAGCTCCGACTGGAATCTTAACATAGTCAATTAATGTAAAATCTATAGTAGGATAAACATGGCTAACCCCCATTTATTAAGATATCTTTATTATATTTATCATAAAAATAAAACTTTTTCATGGTACCATGTATAAAAATAAAAAGTAAAAATATGGTAATTTATCAAGCACGTACCTTTGCTGGCGTTTATGAAGAGCTTTTAAATGACTTAATTAATGATCCTGAGTATATCACTAAACCTCGAGATATGAAAATTAATGAGATTTGTGATGTATCATTAGTAATAGAAAATCCATTATCTTGCCTCTATTCAAATCCATTTAGATCATCTCAATCCAAGTATATTGCAGCTGAATTCTTATGGTATTTCATGGGTAGAAATGACGTTGAATATATTGCAAAATATGCAAAGTTCTGGGAATCAATTAAAAATGATGATGATACAGTTAATTCATCATATGGTCATCTTCTCTTTAATAATAAGAATGAACATGGGATCACACAATATCGTTGGGCATTAGAATCATTAGCAAAAGATAAAGATTCACGACAAGCGGTCTTGCATTTTAATTTACCTATTCATCAGAGATCAGATAATAAAGATTTTGTTTGTACTATGTATGGAATATTCCAAATTAGGGATAATAAACTTAATTTTACAATAAGTATGAGAAGTAATGACGTAATTCTAGGATTGCCAACTGATGTTGCATTTTTTGTAACTCTACAATCTCAAATGCTTTCTCATCTTCGTACTCACGCAGGATATCCAGAATTAGAGCTTGGTACATATACACATATTGCTAATTCTTCTCATATTTATGAAAGACATTTTGAGATGGCAAAAAATATGATAATTAAAAAATTTGAGCCTGAATCAATGCCTGAAGTAAAAATAAATTTAATAAATATTGATGGAACTCCAACTGATTCATTTATTGCTCTTTTTAATAATCAAGAAGAGCCACTAGTATTAGAAGATGAATTATATAATTGGATAATAAATAACGTTAACTCATGAAAAAATATATTATAAATGGAATAAAATCAGTTATTACACTGCTTTTATTAACTGCAATATGTCACTACCTTTATAAATGGAATCATTTAGATAAAGTATTTGGACCTACTGTAAAGTATGAACAATGGATAGCAATAATTGTTATTGTACAGACACTTATCCCAGCAAAAGAATTATTTTCATCCGACAACAAAGATAAAGATGACAAATAAAGATCTTAAATATCATTTGACTTATTTAAAGATGGCTACTGAATGGTCTAGTCTTTCATGCTGTAATCGTAAAAAAGTTGGTGCATTAATTGTTAAAGATAGCACCATTATATCTGATGGGTTTAATGGAACGCCTAAAGGATTTTCTAATGATTGTGAAGACGCAAATGGTGATACTTATTGGTATGTTTTACATGCTGAAGCAAATGCTATGCTTAAGGTTGCTAGATCTACTCAAAGTACAGATGGTTCAACCCTATATGTTACCTATTCACCATGTAAAGATTGCTCAAAAATGATTATCCAGGCTGGCATAAAATTAGTAATATACCGAGAAGAATATAGAGATCTTTCAGGAATTAGAATTTTACGTGAAGCTGGTGTAAATGTAATAAAATTAGATATAGTATGAATGAAAGATTAATAAATATCGTATTCGTTAAAGATTATAAAAGCTTTATTCTAGCTTTTGATAAAAAGGATAAAAGTGATTATATTTTAAATGTAAGTAAATTAATTAAAGATAAATTTAATACGAAATTTATTGTTCCTAATAAAGTGCAATCTTTCTTACTTAATTATGAGATAAAGAAACTTTTAGATAAGGCTATTACTTTAAAAAATGATAAATATTCTAGAGTAATTTACCTAAATTCAAATCTTTCAATTACATCTATTTTAAATACTATCGACTTTATTAATGAGGAGTATGTAGGATTTACTTTTAATTATCAATTAATTGATTCTCTTGACTCTGATTTAACTGATGTAAAATTTCCAGAATATTTAAATATTGTTACTACAAAAAAAGAGCCTCAATATTGAGGCTCTTTTAATTTTATTATCTATTCGATCGATGTAATTTTTGTACCCAGTCTGGAATCTCTCCATCTGGAGATTCCATTGAACTAAATGGATTTGCTCCAAACGCTTCATCTGAATCATCAAATTTTCCAGTTTCTTCAAAGCTTCTTAATTGTGCTTCAATATCTCTTAAATCTGAAATTGACTGATTTGATCGAGTTGCAGCAGCATTAAAATCATTATCAAATTCTTCCCTTTCTTTTTCAGTATCATCTTCAGGATATACATAAGGTTCTTCATCTTCAGGATATTCACTGTTTGCTTTTTCTCCATTAATATAATCGTCAGCTTCATTAATAAATCTTTCAAATGAAGTATATGTCTTTCCTTCTTTTAATGGCTCAATCTCAACTACTGGAATCCCAGTACGAGTATCATCATACGTAAAAGGTTTCTTCTTTTCCTGTTTGTATACTAAATCATGTGACATTGCTTTATATGTCGGGTCATATACTGGATGAGAAAATGCAGGATCCCTCTCAACAGTTCTACGATAACCATCTAATTTAGGTGACTTATCTATTAAGCTTCCCTTTCCGTCTCTTAGTGCCATTGCTGAACTTGGTCCACCGAATCCAGGTTTCTTAAGATCCATGTAATTATCGAAATTTAAGATATCTCGACGATGTGCATCAAACATTTCCATCTTATTTTATATTTTTTAAACTTTTATTTCTCCTATTCTAGTTTCAGTCCAATTATCTGCTCTATATGTCATTGACACGTTATATATTTCAGTCGATGTATAATTAAGTGTAACTGCAGTTAATGCAGAGTTTGGGATAATTCCAGGAAAACTCCATTCTCTAAAAATAGTACCTGCCTTATCTGTCATATGTACTGACATTGATCCAACATAATCTTTCTTTAATCCTTGTTTACCAGTTAATGGATTATATACAATATCGTTCCATGCTCTAAGCGTATTATAGATATATGCATCATTATCTTCATTTAAATTGACTGTAAAATTAAGTATAAGATCTGTATATGTTTTATCTGGTAAAGCTGCAGCATAAGATCTAGTAGCAAACTTATATGCTTGAGTAGCCAATGCCGATCCATTTGAATTATTCTCAGGTAAACCACTTAATGATGTCACATGTTCAACTAATAAACTAACGTTTGATCCAGTGATTGATGCTGGTGGTGTTAATATTACTTCGAATTGATTTTGAAATACAGGTTCGTAGTAATTAGTCGCTGCTTGGGAGTTACTCCAATATGGTAATGCCATAATCTGTTAATTATTTTATTTTATTTATTTCGATTAAGTGTATCTAAATCATTTGATCCAGTTGAGTTTAAATCTTCTCCTTCAATCGGTTCATCTACTTGTTTAGGAGCTTCTTCAATATTAAATAAATTATCGAAATCAATAGTTGATCTAACCGATACTTCAGTTGATCTATTTGAATATTTATCGATACTTACTTTATCTCCTCTGAAGTCTAGTGATACGGATGGTACGATTGTTCTAAAAATAAGTTCATTCGTATTATCAACTGAATCATATACTAGGATTTCTGAAATTTTTGGATTAGATTCATTTGTTATTATAAAACTTCCAGCAGGCCCATCAATATTTACTTTAATATTATTCCAACTATTAATTGCCTTTCCGTCTAGTGTATCAACCATTCCAGTAGAAAGCTTAAGCGTAATACTCGGATTACCTGAATCTATGCCGCTAGTCGATACTTCACGTAAAACAATATCGTTTGCCATTAAGCGAATATTAATAGTCGATCCATTAAAATACTTATCATTAATTTCTTTAATTTGAGCAGAAGTTAATTTCGTTGTAAATACAACCTCGTTAATTGGTTCTTCTTGTACAGGATCAGATATATCTCCAGTAGCAGGCTGAGGAGTGTCTTGTGAAGGAGTCACTGTACTAATTTCTCCAGCCATTTCTTGTGCATATGCTGGATTAATTATTCTTTTAATTGCTTCACTTGCTAAGTCAAATTTTCTTTTAAGTAGATTAACTTCACTTAATGTAACATATGCAAGAGTAGCATAACCCTCACTAAATTTCATATCAGGAAATATATCAACTTGACTTAGCCATCCATTAATATTATTTTGATCAATATTAACATGACCATCAACAATTGACCATTTTAAATCATAGTTTAAAATAGCCTGAAAGATGAATCCTCCATCCTTTATACTTGCTTCATCTGAATAAGATTGCTCAAATAATTTAATCATTACTTTTCTTCTTTACTATCTCTAGTACGTTTATAATTTTTCCAAATTTCATTATAGATACCGCATGATGCTCCTAGAAAATTAATAATACCTACGTTTCTTTTCTTTTCTAAACCTTCCAAATTTGCAACTTTTACTCCAATACGTTTAGCGTCACTTAATGTAAGCTCTTCGTCATCATCTTTTCCGACGAAATGCTTAAGACCTTTCTTTTCAAGAAGTGCATACTTATCAAAGCTTGTAATAGCTCTTTTCATGTGGTTAATTATTTTTTACCAACAATATTCTTACTCTTAACAGTTGACATATATTGTTTAGTATATTTGTCAAGTTGTTGAGTACCCTTTCCTTTAACTGGTCCTTGTACCAATCCTTGATTAACTTTTGCTGATCCTGATTTGTCATTCGCTGCAACATTAGCTCTTCCGCTATATCCTGCTTCAGCTTTTTTAAAGGCTGCCATGAATTGCCCGTAGTTCATAACTGGATTTCCCATTATTCTTTAATTTTTTTATTATTTATCTTCTTAAATTCTTAAATTCTATTGTATTATATTTATCTTACTGCATAAAAATAGCGAACATATTAAATAAGTCCGCTAGTTTAAAATTAACTAAAAGTCAATTATTATTGTCTTGATGCTAATTTAGGCATTATAAATTTATTTTCAAAATCATTAGTTAAACCTTGAGCTGCTCCCGGTTCATCACTAAATAAATTTACAAAAGATTCCCAATTATCACGTTTTGACCATTCCAAAAAATACTTAACTGCTTCTGCATATTGACCAGTTCTTCCACCTAATAGTGTATCTACTCTATTTGCTAATGTTACTCTCTGATTATGATCAAGGCCTAGTTCAGATATTTTTTTAATGATTCCTCCTACTTGTCTTGAAAGGTCCCAAAAACCATCTACATCATTCTTTCCAAGAACTTTATATAGTTCTGATAATGTTTGTTTTGCAGTCATTGTCCCAGTGGCAGATGTAGTCGCTGCCATTTCAGCTTCTTCAGCTTCATGTAATTTACTCCATTTACTGAAATTAAGAATGTTTGACATTTGATTAATATTTTTTATTATTTATCTTATATTATAGAATTATTTTTAGTATTTTATT